TAAAAAAGCACTGAATGGTTGTTTTACATCGACAGAAAAGTAAGGACCGCCAGCCAACAAAAGCCACCACTATAGATTTGCCGTATTAATTTCATATTCAATTACTGAAGGTATTCTTTCAAAATGTACAGGCGAATCGAACATTTTAAGCCCTAAATGTGCTAGTAGCACATTTTAAGGGTTTTTTGAAAGTTTAAAAAGAGGCTGTAAGTGGCGGAGAGTGAGGGATTCGAACCCTCGAAGCAGTTTCCCGCTTACTCCCTTAGCAGGACACGGACTTTGGCGGTTTTCTGCCGTTTTTTGCACCTGTTATCAGTGGTTTAGCCACCACGTTCTGCGGTGTGTAGCGTCCTAAATGTGCTAGTAGCACATTTGTGTGAGAGGAAGCTTAGAACGCGAGCGATTCCACCGCATCTTTTAAATAGTCTGGCGAATGATGCCCGTAAACACGTTCAACCATTCGCTCCGAATCTCCCAAGAATCTGGCGACCTGTGGCAGTGGTATCCCATCTATGACCTGCCATGTCGCTGCCGTGTGTCTCATTGTGTGGGGGGTTACCTTTGGCAGATCGGCATTCCGGACTAGTGTTTTCCATGCTGTGTGGATATGTGTCACCTTGCGACCCTGGTACTCGACACAGAAAGGGGACGTAGCAACCGCCCTTTGTGCGTCTAACTCCACCCGCAGTGGCTCAGCTATTGGAACTTTCGATCGGCGCTTATTACCGGTCCCTTCGCCAAAGTCGATGACTTTATCGCTCACCTGGTCCCAAGTCAGGTCTAAGATCGCACCCTTCCTTGCTGCGGTATAAATCCCCAACATCACGAACATTCTCAGATGAGGAAGAGTTGTCGCGTTGAGCAACCTTCTGGCTTCTTCTTTTGTCAGCCAGCGGTCCTTTGACCTTGGCGTTGCGACCGGCATTAAGAATTGTGGCGCTTGTTTTATCCAGTCTTCACGCTCAGCCCAGCCCATTGCAGCGTTCAGCACCCCAAGTTCTTTAATTATGGTTCCGTCTGCCGCGCCTCGCTCATCGGCGTAGCGTTTTGCTGCTTCTTGTCTGAAATGTGCTGGGAATAAATCGCCAACTCTTGTGGTGAGAGCTTGAGCCCCATACACGCTTCCGTCAGACAATTTACGTGGGCGAGGAGCTAACAAATAACCTTTAAGGATTTCCCTGATTGTAGGCTCATCCGGTACTACTTGTTGCTCATAACCAGCTACAAATCGGCTGAGTTCTATTTCAGCTTTCTTTTTGTCTTCTGTCCACGTTGGTGCGCGTTGAGTTTGCCCGTTGTCCGTGAATGAGATGAACCAATTTGGGCTATTTGATTTTCGGACCAGTTTGAAGGTTGGCATAACGTCTCCATGAATTCATCAAAATCTGCTTTTCGTATTCTAAAATCACCAGGTTTGCCGCCCCCAATCGCAGGGAGTCTGACAGCATTAATGACACCGGCTGATATGTACCGACGCATAGTGCCTGGGCTAACGCCTAATTGCTCTGATGCTTGGCGCACAGTCAGGCACGGGCTTACGAGTTGTGGGTGTATCATTTTATTCCAAACCTCTTTTGAATTTTCCTTCAGTGTCATAGCCAGAATACTCGGCGGCTTCTTTAGCGTTTAGAAGTAGGGGCGTTTTCAATCGCTCTATCCCAATCGTCTTTTTCATATACTTCATCCCAATCATTTTTCCTGCCTGGTTGCTCTGAGCCATAGGTTAGACGAATAGTTCCATCAGGGCTTATTTCTGCCTGACGCACCTCTAGCCCAAGTTCAGTGGATGCTTGGATGGCTCGTTTTAAATCCGACTTTTTAAAAGATCGTAATGGTTCATTCATTTTAATAATCCACGTTTCATTTCTAATTCGTCGAACCTACACACTAATTGTCATATTGTCACAATTTAAATATTATGACAAGATTCTATTCTTATGTTCCAGCCTCATAATTACCTATTATAAGTGATATGTGCTTTACCTTTGACTTCTCGATCTTGATTTCTTTCTCAGGATTAAACTGCTTGAGGGTATAGTTTTCCATATCATCCCCAACCAACCTCTTTATTAGAGCGTACCCATCACCATCTTTATCTAACGCCTCAATTAATACGAAGTCTCCAACTCTAGGCGGCTTTCCTGGGTGTACGATCAACGTATCACCCTTATGGTATTTAGGCTCCATGCTTGTTCCCTGTACATAAACACCAAAACCATCTTTCGTGCCGAGTAGAGGCGTGGGTTGTTCTGCATGATCTACTGGGCTGTCCATCTTTAATATTAAATGACCAGCCTCACCGGCCTCTGCACCAGAATATATAGGGAAAGTGAGGTGATCAAAGCCTGTATAATCAGGCTTAGGCGCATACTTTTCAAATACATCGTTTGGTAATTCAAATTCTTTTCGGGGCGACCTAACAGGTTGACCAAGATTTGTTCCACTATAAACATCCCCAGTGTCATGATCACTATCTATAGATTTCGAAACAGTTTCATCAGCGTCATAAGCATCGTATTTTTTCGCGTTAGCCCCGTGAAAATCCTTGAATACCTCTTTTAAAGCTTCATCAAAAACGCGAGGGTGTGTCAACGCTTTGAAGTCGATCGTCTTTAGATAGGTTTGTGTCAGTATATCATTGATTGCATCTAGGGGTATTCCACGATCCTGCTTTCTAAGGCTTATGGCGTAACGAGTTATCGTTCTAATACGGTTAGATTCAATAGATGCTATACCGACGGCGTTCATAAACTCCTCTTGTTCGACACCAAGCTCTCTTGCTAGTGCTACTGATTGTTCTTGGCTCACGGTTCGCCGTCCTTTAAATATGCGTGAAACCAGGGACGGGCTGATGCCAACTGCTTCTGCAAGCGTAGTTTGATTCATTTCTGATCTATCTAACAGATGCTTGAACCATTCTTTTGGATCAAAGTCAGTTTCTTTGCTACTCATATTCCCACCCTTTATTTTTTATATATCATGGTAGTAACATTATTTTTGGCATAGTGTCAAATTATCTTAGCATTTGGCTAATACCTTATGTTTTCGCTTAAAAATTAGATTTATGCTAATATTCCAATATTCTTGACAAAGCGTTAAAGAGTGTTTAAATATTTCATATGGTAGATTCTCAAGCAAAAAACATAATCAAACTTATCGGCGGTCATAAAGCCGTCGCTGAGATTTGTGGCGTCGATCTGGCTTATGTGTACAGGTTTACGTATCCGAGAAACCGTCGCGGTACAGATGGTCTTATTCCCTCCAGATTTCACAAGCCTCTCATTAAAGGTGCGAAAGATCGCGGCATTGATCTTTCACCTAATGACTTCTTTCCAAAGGATGATCAAAATGAGTAATGCAAGCCGCGATAAAGGCTCTCGTACTGAGCGCAATCTTGTTAAGCAACTTGTAGCTCTGGGTTATAATGCACACCGTGTAGACAACAAGGCAGGTCAACTTGGCTCAACAGATAGTTATGATGTTGAGATAAGGTCAGAGGATTCAGGTGTTACGCACAAGATCGAGGTTAAGTGCAAGGGCAACGGGTTCAAGGGCATATATAATTACATTGAAGACTACCCTGAAGCGGATGCTGTCGTAATTAAAGCAGATAACAAGCCGTTCCTAGTTATTCAACAACTAAGGGATGGCGTCTTATGAGTAACATACCAGAAAGATTTAACGTTTTATCATCCGCCGCTAACGCTGTTCGCGATCGTGAAGGGGACTACGGTTCCCCTGCGTCGAACTTTGAGCGCCAGGCAGCTTTTGCCAATGTCATATTAAAGGACAAGCTGAAGGGTGAAATCAGTGCAGCGGACATGGTGCTTATTAATGCGATCGCCATTAAAGGTTCGCGGTTACTAAACAGCCCTGACCACCAGGATAGCCAAATCGATATGGCTGGCTATGCCTCTCTTTTGAGTGAGGTGGTTTAGTTGCCAAATTTATTCCCATTCCAGGCTGACGGAGCCGACTACTTATCCAGTGATCCCGGTTTTGGTTGTCTTCAGTGGGACATGGGTCTTGGCAAAAGCCCAACGTCAATTACTGCCGCCGATAAAATTGGCGCAAAAAAGATACTCGTCCTGTGTCCGGCTGTAGCTTTATTTAACTGGCGGCGAGAGTGGGACGTTTGGCAAGAACAAGAGCGAGACATACAGGTGATTCTATCAGGTAAAGATCGTCCGAATGGTGATGTTGTGATCTGTTCTTATAACCTGGCTACGAATGACGTAGTTCATCATGCACTTCAGCAAAAATACTGGGACTTAATCGTTCTGGATGAAATTCAATACTTAAAAACGATGAAATCTAAACGCACCCAAGCAGTACTTGGCTTTGGATCATATCGTGGTCGCGGTCTTACCAAAGACGCACCTTACGTCTGGGGCTTATCTGGTACACCCGCTCCAAATAATATCAGTGAAATTTATCCTTGGCTGCGGTCACTTGCGCCGGATGTCTTATTACTTAATGGGCGTACTATGACGCGGTCTCAATTCATTGGTCGCTACTGTAAAGGCCACCCCACTAAATATGGGTTTAAAATTACGGGAAATAATGAAACGAATTTGGGCGAACTACGAAGCCGAATCGATGAAGTTATGGATCGTTGTAAGAAAGAAGACGTTCTAAAAAATTTGCCAGCCATGCGCTTTGCCCAGGTTGAGGTTGACGGTGGTGATCTAACTCAAGGCGTCCTTGATCTTGAAGAAGAATATAAGGACCAGGTTGAGGAGTTGATTGAGCGCGGTGGTCGCATTGACGAACACACCATGAAGCTCCGGCGTATTACTGAGATGGCGAAGGTTGGTGCGGCTGTTGAGATTATTAAAGCCGACCTCGATGACGGTATGGATAAGATACTCATTTTCGCCATACACCGCGATGTTATCGATGCCCTTCAACTGGCTCTAGCTGAATACGGATGCTCCGTGGTTCACGGTGGCGTTAATGCCAAGAACCGAGAAAAAAATATCGATGCATTTCATCTGGGATCAGCCAGGGTTTTTATCGGCCAAATACAAGCTGCGGGTACAGCCATTACACTTCACGCAAACGGTCGTTGTACCGACGCTTTATTTTTATCTGCGGATTGGGTTCCAGCTAACAATGCTCAAGCCGCCGCACGTATTCACCGCGCAGGACAAACAGGGTCTGTTCTGTGTCGGTTTCTGCACCTCAGTGGCTCTATTGATGAGGACATTAATAGGATCGTTTTGGAAAAGACCCGCAATCTAAATGAAGCATTTAATGGAGACTGAAATGGTAGACGTAAAAAGAATGAGTGAATACGACATATCGGAGATCGAGTTGCAATATAGCAACGACAATGTTGTCTTGGCGTTGGTCACTAAGTTGCGTCATGCACGATACGACATTGCAGACCGTGATACCGAGATAACTGAACTAACTGAAAAACTAGATGAAACAGAGGGCTACGTTAATGCCTAATAAACATTCAACCCTAATTGGTGGATCGAGTTGTGAGCGGGTCATGCATTGTACTGGCAGCGTAAAGCTATCGGAAAATATGCCGGACAGCTCAAGCTCATTCGCCGATGAAGGCTCAATGAAGCACAGCGTTATGGAAGCGATCCTGGAAGAAGATAAAACGCCGGAAGAGATGATCGGCTATGAAGAGTTTGGTCATACGCTTTCGGAAGAAGATGTCCAGGAAGCAATTATTCCAGCTCTTAATCATTTCAAAGAGGTTGTGAAGAAATTTGGTGCCTTTGATTACGCCACTGAGGCACGGACTAAGTTTAGTGACCTGGATGCTTTTGGGACTGTTGATATTCTTGGAGCAAATGAAAATTACACG